GACCATGGACGGTGGCAGAGCTTCGAGTACAAGATGCTGAACTATAAGATTCAGCCGTCCGCTGCCGACTGCACTAAGGCAGGGATGATCAACGTGAGGCGAGACGTGCCGCAAGTACGCATCGCCATTCAAGTGCACGACGAGCTGGTCTGCATGGCTCCACACAAGAAGTACGGCCCACGCATCGCGGCGGCGATGTGCGACGTCAAGTTCCGTGTGCCTATGCTGGCCGAACCTAAGTATTCCACAACATCCTGGGCGAGGGCAGCGGCATGAAACCTACTGACTGGACAATCTGGAACATCATCGGCACCCTTGTATGGGTGTTGCTCATCTACGTGCTGTGCAAGGTGCTTAGCAAGACCGGGCAAGACGAGGTGGCAGTGCCGCAGGAAGTGCTTGACTACGAGGCCGAGTCGGACGAGTTCGACTACACGACAGCCGCTGAGAATTACAGATCGCATCGCGACGCGTTCAACGATGAGCTGTTCGAGGACGTCGAAGACGCGCGCCCCGATCTTGGCTACGCGCGTTTCAACGGAGAGCGCAAATGAAAAGGGTAATGATCGACTTGGAAACGATGAGCGTGCTGCCGACGGCAGCGATCGTTCAAATCGGCGCGACGACGTTCTGCCCACTAACCGGGCGCGCTCTTGCGGCTATCTCGATCAATGTAGACGTCGAGTCTTGCAGAGCCAAGGGCCTTGCCACCGACGTGAGCACTGTCGAATGGTGGGCGCAGCCCGCGCAGCGCGAGGCATTGGAAACCATGCGCGACAACGCGCAGGACGTGTACAGCGCTCTAGTCCAATTTCGTAATTGGATGCTCTTCGATACTGACAAGGAGGACATTGAAGTATGGGCCAATGGTGCGGCGTTCGACTTGGCCATTCTCGCTAACGCGTACGATGCTGTCGACATCCCTATACCGTGGAAGTTCTTCAATGAACGGTGCTATCGTACGGTGAAGAGTTTGTATCGTGACGTCCCCAAGCCAGCGTTCGAAGGGGTCAAGCACAACGCGTACGCCGACTCTGTGCATCAAGCGCGCCATCTGATGGCGATCATGAAGGAGCACAAGCTGTGTCAGGAGTGACCAAGACTGTCGCCGGCAAGTCCGGCAACAAGCGCGCTACGCGCTGGTCCTTCACAGGCTGGGCAACGAAGATGTCCTGTGAGTTCCAGTACTACGGCAAGTTCATCCTCGGCATCAAGGGCGACGACGATGATGACAACCCATCCATCATACGCGGCAACATGCTGCACAAAAAGCAGGAGAACTATCTGATCGGCAAGATTCAAGGCGTGCCGCGTGAGTTCTTACCGTTCAAGTCAGAACTCGAAGGGTTGAAGAAGGCGCAGCCCATCGTAGAAAAATTCTGGGGCGTGGACGCCAGCTGGCAGCCGGCAAACTACAACTCGTGGGTCGTGTACAAGATGGATGCTGCTGTCGAGCCTACCAAGCGCGACCCCGAGCTGTGGATCCAAGACCTCAAGACTGGGCGCGAGTACCCTAAGCACAAGGACCAAGCGAGCCTTGGCGCGTGCATAGGCAAGGCTCTGTACCCTGCCGTGCGCGAGGTGCACGTCGAGTTCTGGTACTCGGACCAGGGCTTGATCAGGCCATACACGTTCACCGAGAAGGCGCTTAAGCGTGACACGCAGAAGTGGATCAAGGAAGGCGAGAAGCTTCTTACTCCGCAGAAGAAGTACATACCCTCGCCGAGCGAAGACAATTGTCGATGGTGCCCCATACGGTCTGATCGTAACGGGCCGTGTGAGGCGTGGAAGAAGGTGAAGTTCAGCGGGAGGCCAAAGTGAAAATTCATAGAGCGGAAGTGCGTTACGTTACGATCCTTTTCATGCCGGTGTTCGAGTGTTGCCAGTGTGGCAAGCTCGGCACAGGCAGTGCAGTGCGCGTAAACTTGAGCAGCGCGCATCCAGATACGATAGCCGCCGCGCTTAGCGAAGCGCACGTGTCGCACATGCCCATCGGATGGGGCAGCATGCAGGATGGCGTGAAGTGTTCGGAGTGCATCGTCAAAGTCGATCGCAGACTAGTCGATGGCCAGTACCTTACGCGCGAGGCGTTCATCCGTCGCCTTACGACCAACGGCTGGAGCAGGTTTGATGCCGAAGTGCAGTGGAAGGGCGCTAGTCATGAGCCGTCTTGAAAAGGTCGCCGAGAAGAAGTTCGTCACCAAGATCCACAAGGCAGGAGGCGAGGCCATCAAGCTGGGCACGATGGGACCGTACGGGGTCATCGGTCGTAACGATCGGCTATGCCTGCTGCCCGGCCGTGTAGTCGTGCTGATTGAGTTCAAGCGCGAACGTAAGAAGCCCACCGAGGTGCAGAAGATACGACACAAGAGGTATCGTGCAATGGGGTTCCATTGTAAGGTCGCGTTCACATGCGAGGAGGCATTGACTCACTGTGCGAAAGCATTATTCACCAAAGCCTTATCAGCGGGAAGCAATGCGCTTCGGGCTCAAGCGTGCCTCAGCCGGATTCTTTCTGGCTCCAGGCTTGGGAAAGACAAGCATCATTCTTTTCATATTCAAAATCTTGAAGACGCTCGGGCTCGTCGATACGCTCTTGGTCTTAGCAAAGAAAACCATCTGCTACGAGGTGTGGCCAGCCGAAGCGCGAAAGTGGAAGGGCCTCGAGAAGCTCAAGGTCAGCGTCGTACACGGCGACCGCGACGCCGCACTGCGTAAGCGTGTAAGCATCTACGCGATGAACTACGAGGGGTTGGACTGGCTCACGCAAAAGGAGCAGCGATGGTTCTTCGAAGACAGGAAGATCATGCTCGCCGTCGACGAGTCGAGCAAGCTAAGGAATCATGGGACACAGCGCTTCAAAGCCTTGAAGAAAATCTTGCATCGCTTCGAGCGCAGGTACATCCTCACAGGCTCACCGGCCCCGCGCTCACTGATGAATTTGTTCGGGCAAGTATATGTGCTCGACTTCGGGAAAGCTTTAGGGCGGTATATAACGAAGTTCAAGCTGAAGTACTTCGAGCCGACTGGCTTCATGGGCAAGGACTGGACCCTGCAAGAAGATGGCGAGAAGCGTATCTACAAGCAAATAAAACATCTCATCTTACGATACGGACACGACCAGCTGGACCTCCCGCCGCTTACTTTCATCAAACGCAAAGTCACGCTACCGCCAAAGGCCCGCGAGCAGTATGACAAGATGGAAGAAGAGTTCGTCATGCTCTTCAAGGACGGTGCAGTCGTAGCTGCGAACGCCGCAGTAGCCAGCGGCAAGTGCAGGCAGATCGCCAATGGCGCGGTGTTCTACGACGACTTCGGCGACATAGCAGATGAGAAGAAGCCGTTCACACGTAAGTGGAAGGCCGTGCACGATGCGAAATTGGACAACCTTGTCGAGCTTCTCGAAGAGCTGAACGGCGAGCCGGCGCTCGTGGCGTACGAGTTCCGTCACGACAAGGAGCGCATCAAGCAGTACATGAAGAAGCACGCGCCGCAGTTTGCCAACGCGCCGTTCATCGACGGTGCAACCAAGCCGCACGAGCTTAGCAAGTACAAGAAGCGCTGGGACAAAGGCTTGGAGCCTGTCATGTTCGCGCATCCGGCCACGGCAGGCTATGGGCTCAATCTGCAAGGTAAGGGCGGCATCGTAGTCTACTTCGCCATGACATGGAACCTGGAAGACTTTGAACAGTTCTATCAACGCGTGTGGCGACAAGGGCAGAAGCGCCGCGTGCTGGTATACCTCATCATGGCTAAGAACACTGTCGATGAGCTGATGTACAAGTCTATCAAAATTAAAGACGCAGGCCAGCAACGGCTGCTCAAAGCAATGGAGAGACACAGATGGGTGAGTTTAAACCGACGACGCGTGAAGAGCTCAAAGAAATCAAGCGCCGAGCGCGCAAGCGAGAGAAGGCCAAGAAGGCGCTTAAGCAAGGCCGCAAGGCGGAAGCTACGGGCAAGTATCCGCGGTGCCCCAAGGATCCTAAGCTAGCGCGCACGTACCTTCTGGAGCAGCGCCGCTTGCACGTATTCCGCTCACGACTCTACGACGCACTGATCAACGCGTTCAAGGACTGCGACGTAAAGCCTCCCGCGTACAAGACGTACCTCGGCGAGCGCAAGGCCGACTCACAGTTTCTATTCGAGCTGCAAACAGCGCTCTCACGCGTGCCGTGGTCGCAGCTCAGCGTCGTACTCGCCGAAGCGTTCGGCCATCCGGTGCCGACGCGCGAGTACATCGAAGCGTTCAACTTCACAGTATTGGCGATAGTGTGGGCTCTCGATGCCCGCAACTATCTCAATGGGACCAAGGACTCTAAGCCGGTCAAGATAAAAGACCGGGGGGCTTTGGATGATTGGCCGGTGTCAAGCCGGTCGCGTAAGAGTAAGGCAACATCAGAAGAGGATGACGACATGACCACCGACGAACTGCAACGTGCGGCAATGCTTGCGGCAGCCCGTGACAAGGACAAGGACAAGGAAGACGAAGACGAAGACGAAGACGAAGACGAAGACGAAGACGAAGACGAAGACGAAGACGACGAAGACGAAGACGAAGACGACGACGACGACGACGACGAAGACGACGAAGACGAAGACGACGAAGACGACGAAGACGACGAAGACGACGAAGACGACGACGACGACGACGAAGACGACGACGAGGAGGAGACGCCCAAGAAGGGCAAGACTCGTCCGGGCGGCAAGAGCGGCCGCTTCGGTAAGAAGGCCAAGGCGTCCAAGGCCGCCAAGGATGACGAAGATGACGACGACGAAGATGACGAGGACGACAAGCCCTCGCGTAAATCCACCAAAGGCAAGAAGGAGAAGTCCGTGAAGAAGTCGAGCAAGAAGACCGCCGCGAAGGCGGAGAAGGGTGACAAGGGTGACAAGAGCGCGAAGACCGAGAAGGTCTCGAAGGTCAAGATCGGTGACAGCACCGTACTCACCTTCGTCAAGAAGCGCCCGGGCGGCGGGCCGAAGAGCGAGCTGATCGCACTCATCCCGAAGAAGGGCATCAAGGTGAAAGCCTTGCTGTCCGCCGCGAAGGAAGAAGGGCTGAACACCGTCAAGGCGAAGAAGTGGATCCCGCTCTTCGTCAAGAAGGGTTTCATCAAAGCCGCCTAACTCATCCATCGGCG